CAACGCGGCATCGCCAGCGGCGACGGCCCAGATGAAGCTGGTTGCCGCGGTGAGCGTGACGCAGGCAAATCGCGCGACATCCGCCCAGGTACATGCTCAGCGCCCCTACGTCATGCGAGTCGATACGACTTCTCGCATTCCGGGGGCGATGGTCATTGGTGACGCAGGGGCGATTCTTGTCTCGGCGAACGCCGTATCCCAAGCCAACGCGGTATCTGGCGCTCTGGTCGCCCAGCCAAGCGTAACCCAAGTTCACGCCAGTGCGGTTTCACAATCCAACTCAGCGACAAGTGCGGCGATCAAGCAAACGCACAAAATCACCTCGGCAAATGTCGCGCAGAGCAATGCTGCGTCGGGCGTCTCCGTTGCGGGTGTGGGTGGCGTAAGTCCGGCAAATTCCACCCAGGTCAACGTAGCGGCGAGCGCGGCAATCCGGCAGACGCACAAGGTCGGTTCTGCGAACGCAGTCCAGACAAACGCCGCATCCGGGGTGTCTCTCTTGGCGGCGGCGTCCTCCGGGAACTCCATGCGGGTCGATACGGGCCCGCTCATTTCCGGGGCAATGGTCGTCGGCGATGCCGGACATGGTGTGCTGGGTTCTGCCGTGCCGAGTTCTGGCGATGATGGCCCTGGATACCTGTACGACTTCCTTACCCTCCCTGGTGATGCCGGGAGTGAAGTGCGCGGACTGGTAACAACCTGGCCGGAACATGGAACGCTGTTCCCTTACGAAGATTCGTCCTTCGTCTACACGCCCGCCCCCGGGTTTGTTGGAACAGACTCATTTGCCTACCAGCCTTACGTCGACGGCATCCCGGTCGGCTCGCCGAGAAACGTCGACATAACGATCGCAGCGGAGCCTCATCGCGTCTCGTTCGCCTCGGCGACGCAGCACAATGCCGCGTCCTCCGTGAGCCTGCTTCGAGACAGTCTGGTGGTTCCTTCGCCGGTGTCTCAGGCGAACAATGCGTCATCCGGTGCCATCAAGCAGCAGCACCTGCTGTCGTGTGCGAATGCGACGCAGGCAAACGCTTGCTCTCCCGGGTCGCTTGGCATTCAGCCTCGTCTGATCGTTGCCGCCCCGGTTGCGATCGACAACGTAGCATCGGCATCCGCAATCGTTCAGACGCACCTTGTCCTGGCCGGCAACGCCGTTGCCATTGACAACCCAGCCTCGGCGCTTGCCATTGGCCAAACGCATCTTGTCAGAGTTGGCAACGCGGTCGGTGCGAATGCGGCGTCGCTTGGGAGAATTGCGCAGTACAGCTACACGACACTCCTTCCTGAATCGTTGTCGCGCCTCGCCGAAATTTGGGCACGCATGGAACTTGATCCGGCGCGGCCGGTCGTCGTAAGCACCACAGAAATCGAGTTTGGAACGATTACCCAAGCCATCGGGGCCGGTGGCGCTGCTCGCATTGGGGCGCCGATTCTGCATTCAGAATACCCTGACGTAATGATCCTCGAGGTATGGCAGCGGCTTGGGCTGGATCCGGATAACCCGCTTGTTCAAACGCCTGTATCGCTTGATGCTGGCGCTATTCATTGCACGATCAGCGAGTCGGCTGGCGTGGTTACGGTGGAACGTCAGTGACGATTTCGGCACGCCTGGCGGCGCTGTTTGGTTACGGCGGCCCGAATGCCTACTTCCCGGCCGTCTGGTTTGTCGAGGATGAATCGACGGTCCAGGACGAACTGCGGCCAGAGTACCGCGGCAACGGAAACGTGCTGCCCTACCGATGGAATGACCCCTTCAGCGACGCCGACATCGAACGGCTGGTGCGCGAGAAATGGGAGGCGATCGAGGCCGCCCAGGAACGTGATCGTGAAGACCGCGCTGCTGACGAAGTAGCGCATGAACAAGATGGCCAGCAGGCAGCCGATCAAAACCCGATCAAGAACTCGGATCCTGACCATATCGGTGATTCCGCCGAATTGGTCATGCCGCAGCCGGGCAACGATCAAGGATTGATTGACGGTTCAGATGCCGCTGGCCAGCTGAGCGCGGCCGCCGAGGCCGCCGAATTGGAAGATCAGAAGCGCCGGCAGAACTCGGATATTGCGCTGATTCTGGCCCTGCTCGAAGCGTGATCTTCGATGAAAGCATGGCAGCCTGAACATTCGTCTGAATGAATCGCCTTTTACCGGAGTAAATCATGGCCCCCTCTACCGTCAAATCACGTTCCGCTGAAGAAGCCGAATGGAAAGCCGAATGCGACCTTCGTTCGCTTATGGAAGCCGAGAAGATCGAGAAGGATCCAAAGCGCATGAAGGCCGCGCAGGCAATGGCCAAGAAAAAGATGCTGGAAGTGGCTGCGATTGCCTCCGAAGGCAAAGACGAATCCTGATTTTTCAACCACCACACTACTGTCAAGGAGTGACACATGAGTATTGAGCTCGACAAAGACATGGCGGCGACGCTGACCCCGGAAGAACTCGCCGCAATCCAGGACGCGGAATTCTCCCCGGAAGAACTGGCCTCAATGAAGGGTATTGCCGGCGATGACGACGAAGGCGATGACGATGACGACGACCAAGGCGCGAGCACGCAAAGCGGACAGCCCCAAGAAGGCAAAGCTGCCGGTGGTGAGAAAGCTGCAGAAGGCGAAGGTGGCGAAGGCGCGGGCGCTGAAGGCCAGGGATCTGGCGAAGAAGCTGCTGCGCAGGGTGATGATGACAACCTGACCGCCAGCCGGGGCGTTCATTACGATGCCGCATTGCCGGAAGACTTCAACGATCGTGTCACGGCGCTGGAAACCCGCGAAGCCGAGATCGAGCGTCAGTTCGAAGAAGGCGAGATCGAGGCCAAGGAATACCGTACAGCGCTGAAGGAAGTCAGCAATGAGCGTGTCCAACTCGAGCGCATGCGCGACCGTGCCGAGATCTATGCCGACCTGAACGCCCAGAACGCCAAGGCAGAGTGGAATCGCACCGTGACCAACTTCGTCAAGTCGGTCAAGGTCGAAGGCATCGACTACAGCAAGGACGCAGACAAGGCCGGCGACCTCGATACCTTCGTCAAGCGCCTGGCCGAGAATCCGGCGAACGCCGACAAGAGCGGCGAATGGTTCCTCCGCGAAGCGCACAAGCGCGTCAAGGCGCTGCATGGCATTGCTGATACGGCGGTGCCGGCGAAAGAGCTGACCAAGGAAGACAAGATCAAGCAAGCCAAGGAACAGCGTAAGCCTCCGATCGAGGCCGCGCCCAAGACCCTGGCGCAAGTTCCTGGCGGCGATGGACCGGGCGACATTGGCAGCGAGTTTGCCAACCTGGACGGCCTCGAAGGGCTGGCGCTTGAAGATGCCATTGCCAAGATGTCGCCGGCGCAACGCGAGCGCTATCTAGCGGGTGCGTGATGCCTAGTCAGCCGACTCACATGATCGTTGATGTTCGGCCCGGGGAGCGCGTTGCGCTCTCCGGTGGAGTATCTGTCGAGTTGGTCAAGAAGTCTGGCCAGCTTGCACGACTGCGAATAACCGCGCCGCAGGACGTGAAAATCGAGAAGAAGAGCGGAGAATGCCTAGAAACAACCTCTCACCTGAAGAGCGCCTAGAACTAAGGCGAGCACGCCAGCAACGCTACCGCGAGAAAAACGCGGATAGGGTACGCGATGCGGCCAGAATTTCTCAGCGTAAACGGCGCCAAGATCCTGATGTTCGAGCTCGAGACAAAGAATACAAGCAGGCCGATAAATACCGCGAAAAGCAGCGGACATACAGGGAAGAGAACGCCGAAAAGCTGAAGGAAGCATCAATCAAGTGGCGTGATGAGAATCGCGAAAAGTTCGATGCCTACCAGGATCAATATCGCATCAACAACAGAGCCCGTGAGTCTTCAAGGGTGCGCAAGTGGGAATCGGACAATGCCGATCACGTTAAGGCGAGGCGGACGGCTTACGACATTCGCACATCTGACCAGCGCAGAGTCCGTGAAATAAACCGAAGGGCCAAGAAGAAAGCATCAGGCGGGAAGATCTCCAAGGAACTTCCGGATCGGCTTATGCGATTACAGGGTGGTCGTTGCGCCTGCTGTCGCACAAGCCTGGAGGAATCTGGATACCACTTGGATCACATCGTTCCGCTGGCATCTGGCGGGGCTCATGCAGACGACAATATTCAGTTGCTTTGTCCGCATTGCAATATCTCGAAGAGTGCCAAAGATCCCGTTGAATTCATGCAGTCGCGTGGATTCCTTATCTAGTTGATCCCAGCGTTGCAAGCATGACAGTCTAAGACCCGCAGCAGAAAGCAGGGAAGCGCAGGAGTGCTCCTAAACCTATTGAACGTCCTTATAGGAGCACTTCATAATGGCAAGAACCATCGTAGGCGTTAACGACGCCAAGGCCGTCAAGCGCTGGGCAGGTTTGCTCGCGTATGACACTTCCCAAAAGTCTTACTTCAACCAGCGATTTATGGGCCGCGGCGCGGAAGCCGAAGTGCCCGTTCAAATCCTGACCGATCTCGAATCGGATGCCGGCGAACAAATCGCCTACGACCTCTTGGCTGAGCTGAAGATGGCCCCAGTCGAAGGTGAGGACGTTCTGGAAGGCAAGGAAGAGCAACAGAAGTTCTACACCGATACCATCTACATCGACCAGGCGCGTGCTGGCGTCAATACTGGCGGTCGCATGACCCGCAAGCGCACCCTGCACAACCTGCGCGAGAAGGCCAAGCGCCAGCAATCTAGCTGGTGGGGTCGCCTGATGGATGAACTGCTGTTCATCTACCTGTCCGGCGCCCGTGGCGTTAATGCCAACTTCCTGTTGCCGATTGGCTACACCGGCCGCGCGAACAACGCACTCGTCACCCCGGACACGAACCACGTCCTGTACGGCAACGACGCGACCGCGTTCAACAACATCGACTCGAACGACAAGTTCGATCTGCGATTGATTGACCGCGCGAAGACCAAGGCCGATTCCCAAGGTGGTGGCGCAACCGGCGTTCCGGTCCTGCAGCCGTGCAAGATCGACGGTAACGAGACTTTCGTTTGCGTCATGCACACCTTCCAGGAAGATGACCTTCGTTCGAACACGAACACCGGTCAGTGGCTGGACATCCAGAAGGCCGCAGCCGCTGCAGAAGGCCGTAGCTCGCCGCTGTTCAAGGGTTCGCTGGGCATGTATCGAGGCTGCATCCTGCACTCGCACCGCAACGCCATCCGCTTCAACAATGCGGGCGCCGGTGGCAACGTGGAAGCAGCCCGTGCGCTGTTCATGGGTTCCCAGGCCGGCGTGATGGCCTTCGGTTCGCCTGGCACCAATCTGCGCTTCGACTGGTTCGAAGAAACGCGCGACAACGGCGATAAGGTGGTGATCTCCACGTCCTCGATCTTCGGCATCAAGAAGGTTTCTTTCAACGTCGACAACGTCGGCATGCAGGACTTCGGCGTGTTCTCTCTCGACACCGCCGCGGCTTCCCGCTAATTGGAGGGCTAGGAAATGTCTTTCACCAACAGCAATGATTTCATCATCGGCCGCAAGCCGATCCCGTTCCCGGCCGGCAAGGAAGTTGTCGCGCAGCGTTTCAGCATTTCGATGCTGGTCGCCGATCTGGCGCTCAACACCATCGGCCAGGTCGGTATCCTGCCGGCTGGCTGCGTTCCGCTCGAAGTGCGCGTCGATGCCGATGACCTTGATTCCGGCGCCGGTGCCGGCGTCTATCAGGTCGGCATCTGGGATGGCTCCGCTGCCAACCTGTCCTCGGCCGCCGATGATGGCGGTGGCGCTTGGGGTGATACCAGCACCGCAGTTGCCACGGCGTTCGACAAGTTGCTGACTCGCACGCTGAACAACATGGCCAAGGTCAACCCGACCCAGAGCGATCGCAAGATCGGCCTCAAGGTCACGACCGCGCCGAGCACTCCGGTTGCCGGCACGCTGAGCGTGACGGTCTGGTACCACATGCCCTAATCGGCAATTCTCCCTCGTAGGATTTCCCGAGAGGGCAATAAGCGGGGGCGCTCAGAACGCCCCCGTTTTTGTTGGAGAACCACACCATGAAGATTGAAACCACTATCAAGCCGCGTCGTGACGGAAAGGTTCGTGTCGAGCTCAAGGGCAAGACATACGAATTTTCCAAGGATGACCAAGGCCGACTCGTTGCCGAAGTCAATGACGAAGGCGCTATTCAATACCTGTTTGGCCTGGGTGACGAATTCCTGCCGGCCGACGAAGCCGACTTCCAGAGCGCCGCAGCGATCTTTGGCAGCCAAGGCGGCGACGAAGAGGACGACGACGACGATCAGCAAATGGCTGGTGGCGCGGAAGTGGATCCTGCCTCCATTCCTGAACAGCCTCCGGTCGAAGATGAACCCGTTGCCGGTGGTCTTCCGATCGAGGAAAACACGCCGCCTTCCCACAAGAAGCCGCGTAAGGCCAAGTAAGCATGACCGTCCTCTGGTCCGCGCTGCTCCCGGACGTGCTTCCGCACGTTCGCGGATGTCCTTCGCCGGTTGCCGAGCATGAACTATTGCGCGCGGCGCAAAGGCTGTTCAATGACTCGAGGGCGTGGCGGATCACGACGGATCCGGCTGCCGTTGCTGCCGATCAGGACGAAGTGACCATTGATACCGGCGATTCATCGCTGTCTCTGGTCCGTGTCGAAGACGCCTGGTATGACGGCAAGGAACTTAGCGTATTCACCGGCGACCAGATGGCGCGCGAGTACGGCGACGACTGGATGGCACATACCGGCACGCCGGAAGCGATCATCCAGGATGTTCCCGGCGTTGTTCGCCTCTACCCGGTACCGACCGATGCAGCAGCGACAGGCATCAAGTTCCGGATCTCGGTAAAGCCGTCCGAGTCGTCGACCGGGCTGCCGGACAACCTGGCGTTGGAATACCGCGATTCTCTGGTGTCCGGGGCCAAGTCGATGCTGATGCTCTATCCGCGCACCGATTGGTACGCGCCGGATATTGCGATGCGCGAAGCGACGAACTTCCAGATCGACATCGAGCGTGCGACCTTGAAGGCCGCGCGTTCCTATGGGCGTGGCCGCATCGCCGGCCGCGTAAGGTGGTGCTGATGAGCTTCACTGGCCAAGAAGTAATCGATCGCGTCCGCGACACCATCAACGACACGGGGCCGATCTACCGGGTCGAGGATCCACGAATCCTGAAGGCGCTATCCGATGGCCTCGACATCGTTTGCGGTGCCGATCCCAAGCGCTTCGAGAAGGTCAGCGATTTCACGCTGGCTGACGGGTATCTGCAAACGCTTTCCTACACGCGCTGCCGTCAGTTTGTGGCCGTGGTCGGCTATCCGATGGCTGACCTCGATCTGCTGTCCTCGTTCAAGCCAGGATGGATGTCAGGAAGCGCAGGCAATTTGCAGAACTGGTCGCCACAGGTGGGCGACGACAAGAGTTTCATCGTGTATCCGCCCGCGGACGGCAGCCAGTCGATCGAGGTCCGTTGGGTCGAATCACCAGCAGAGATTACTGACGCAGGAACATCAATCACCGTGGGCGATGACCTCCTGCCAAAACTGGCCGCCTACTGTGTCGGCGTCGTGGAATTCACCGACGATGAGCATGTGAATAGCGGCCGTTCCGAACAGGCAAAAACGGAATTCATCGCCATGCTTAAGGGAGCCTGAACATGGGGCAACTGAAGGTTACAGACAACGCAGCAACGACCCTTGCCGCATCGCTCACGAACAGCCCGGCAATCACCAGCATGACGCTGACGGATGCTTCGAAATTCCCGGTGGTCAATAACGGTGGTTCTGGGTCCGACTGGTCTTATGCCACGCTATTCGACGCCTCGAACAACCTGGAAATAGTCAAGGTCACGCGGCGCGATACCTGGTCCAACGTGGTTACGATCATTCGCGGGTCAGCCGCAGGGATCAGCGGTGTCACGGATGCCAACTGCCGCGCCTGGTCATCGGGTTCAACCGGCGTTGCCTGTCGTCTCATAGCGCAGACCGTGAATGACATTGCCGCCTCGGCAAATTCTGCTGCCGCGTCTGCAGCTTCCGCTGCCGCTTCGGTTGCGCCGCTTGCTTCGGTAGCGGGCCTGATCAAAGGCACCGGTGGGGGCGCGTACTCTGCGGCGGTTCCAGGAACTGACTACACCAATTTTGCAGCCGGGACGCGCTTAGTGTTTGCCCAGGCTTCTGCGCCGACAGGGTGGACGCAGGATGTCAGCGACGCCGCCGACAACCGAATGTTGCGCGTGGTTAAGACGGCGGGTGGTGGCTCTGGCGGTTCTAATTCGCCGATCCTAAACAACGTGGTGCCGGCACACACTCACGTTATTAGCGTTGGCAACCAAAGCGCCGATCACTCGCACGGATTCAGCACCGGAACAATGAGTGCTGACCATATCCACTATGTAGGTAGCCACTCCCACAGCGGAACACTACCAGCAGGCGCCTCGGGCGGGCCTTCATGGGGCTTGTCTCCGATCTATCACCAATACGATATTGGTTTTGGAACAGCTGGATCTGGCGACCTTGGAACAACAGGATCAACGGCAAACCATACCCATAGCGGCAACACTGGCGGTGCAAGCGCTAGTCATACCCACTCTGCAACTACTGATAACGGTTCGAGTTCAACCAACTGGACTCCGCGCTATGTCGATCTGATCATCTGCCAGAAGGATTGATATGCAAACCATTCTCTCCTGCCCGCTGGGCCACAAGTGCGAAGAAGCAAAGGATGGCGCTGTGCACCGCTGCGCCTGGTTCGTGCAGCTTCGTGGGCGCAACCCGAATACCGGGGATGAGCTCGATGAGCACGGCTGTGCGATGGCGTGGATGCCGGTATTGCTGGTCGAGAATGCGCGGGTCACGCAGGGAACAACGGCCGCCGTTGAGTCCTTCCGGAACAAGATGGTTTCGGACAATCAGCGCCTCCTGGAACTTGCTCCGTGACCTACCTGTTTCTGCTCCCGTCTCTTTTCATGATGCAGGTTGTTGCATGGCTGGTGACGCCGCTGCTTCCGCTCTTGGCCGAAGAGCGGTTTGGTCCGACCAACAACAATAGCTCGAGTGGCGCGGGTCCACGTCTTCCGCTGTGGCTGTCCTGGTTCGACACCCAAGACAATAGCCTCGATGGCGACGACGGGCACGCCAGCCGATGCGCTGGATACCCGGCCTATCTGCGGCATCTGTTGTGGCTATACCGCAACAGCCTCTACGGGTTCAGGATTGATGTCCTCGGGTATTACTACTGCCACGGCATTACTTGCGTTTGGTCAAGCGGCAACTCTCAGGTGAATCGAAACAACGGGATCACCGGAACGTTCTGGTGCGTTACGGATGTCAATTGCTGGCAATGGAAGTGCGTCAAAAAGCTGGTTGGAGATTTTGGGATCATGTTCAATTTCGGCTGGCAACTTGACGACCTGATCAGAGAGAAGAAATCAGGGATGGCCATGCTGCAGTTCTCGCCAAGGTTTGTGAGGATCAAGTGAGCGGCCACAAGATCACCGGCTTCCTGGGGATTATCCCGCGAACGTCAGAGCGCTTACTGCCGGATTTGGCGGCTCAGATCGCGCAAAACGTTTCCCTGACCTCGGGCGAGATTCGACCGACCAAGAAGCCCTATGCTGTGCATTACCCGCTGGTGGTCGAACAGAAATTCGCCGCCTATCGTGCCTGGGATGGAACGACGGAGAAGTGGCGAACCTGGCCGGTCGATGTCGATGTCGCCAAAGGTTCGCAGTCGCCAGATGTCGAATCGCGCTACTACTGGACGGGTGATTCCTGCCCGCGCTACGCCAAGTTCTCCCTGTTCGGCGCGACCGATTGGGCGCTTGGTATGCCGGCGCCGTCCGCTGCGCTGACAGTGGCGCAGTCCGGCGGTACCGGGGCGACGGTTTCACGGTTCTACATCTACACCTTCATCAACGACCTTGGCGAAGAGTCCGCCCCCTCGCCGGTGTCAGCCATGACGACCGGCAAGGTAGATGCCACCTGGACGCTCAGCGGATTCTCGGCAGCGCCGGCGAACGATCGCGCCGTGAACTACAACACCGGCACGCTGAAGCAGCGCCTGTATCGGACGGCCGGCACCCTATCAGGCTTCCAGTTGGTCGCAGAGCGCACGGCATCCGCATCAGATTGGGTGGACACAACGCTCGATGCTGCGATGCTTGGCGATGACCTGATCACGGACGGCTGGCTGGTAGCGCCGACTGACATCAAGGGGATGATCTCGCTGCCGAATGGCGCTATGGCAGCGTTCAGGAAGAATCAACTGCTGTTCTCCGAGCCATACCAGCCGCACGCCTGGCCGCTGGCATACCGCTACAACACGGAATCGGAAATCGTCGGGATTGCCGCGTTCGGCACGACCGTTGTGGTTTGTACCAAGACGCGCCCGTATGTGGCTGATGGCGTCACGCCCGATGTTGTGACCATGCAGGCCGTGACGGACATCTGGCCGTGCCTGTCGAAAGGCTCTGTGTGTTCCGTTGGTGATGGCGTTGTCTTTGCCACGAAGCATGGCCTGGCGTACATCGGCCTGGCTGGAAACAACATTGTCACCCGAGATATTTACGCAGCGACGGATTGGGAAGAACTCAACCCAGGAACGATGGTTTGCCGTTCATCGAATGGCCGGCTGTATCTGCTGTACCTGCCGACTGACGGATCCCAGACCCAGTTGCTGCGCATCGATGTGCTGGAAGGGAAGATGACCACCAGCCTAGAGGCTGATGCGAATACGCTCTACGTCGACCCGATGAATGGCGAGCTCTACACGGTCAAGAAGGAGGTCTATCAGTACGACAGCCTCTACGGATCGCGCAATGTCTTCGTCTGGAAATCCAAGCAGATCGAACTGCCAAACCCGGTGAATTTTGGCGCTGGGTTGATCGAGTGGATTGGCACGATGTCACAGACGGAAGTGCAGTCAGCCTATGCTCTTCGGCAGGCCGTCATCGATTCTAACCAGGCTGTTGTTAGTTCCGGTACGGCGGTTGGTGCGCTCAATCAGGTTGGGTTCAACACGGATCCCATCAATGGTGCGAACGGCATTGAGGAACTGCCAATAGTCAGCGAGTTTCTGAACTACACGCTGCTGGACAAAGACGACAATGTGATTGCTGCGCTGGAGGTTGTTTCCGGACAGATGTTCCGGCTGCCGGCCGGGTACAAGAAGGATGTCTTCTCACACCAGCTTTCCGGAAATGTGCGTGTCAGGTACTTAAAAATAAGCACTACACCATCAGGACTGCGAGAGGTTTAGATGGCGTGCCGGCTTGCGAACTGCATCTTCTATAGACCATCCACGATCGAGTCTTCGGCGGATTGTGGACTCGGATATACCAGTATATCGAGACCAGCATGGAAGTGTTTTTGTTTCCCCGTCAACGGTCAGAAGTACGTTGTTACGCTTGTTGTTTGCCTGCTCGAGCGCCGTTGCCCATCGGCAATTTTCCGGGCTGTAGTCTGCCGAGTTGTCGACGCGATCGAGACTGTGGTCAGGACTTGGCCTGCTTCCCATGTCAGAGAAAAAAGCGTCGAAAGACTGCCATCTAACGCATACCCGTATTCCCCTTGCTCCATAGTTTTGCCACTGCCCAGAATTCGGGTTTTGGCATCTGGACTTCATCGCCGACCATATCATGTATTCCGGCGTCGGACGTTTTCCTCGCGTACAACCGTGAGTGGAGAAGGATTCCGCAGCGGATGCAGCGCGTCTGCATCCGCACGACCTTGTGTGCCCATTTTTGAGGTCGTACCCGTTCACGATGGATTTTTTTCCGCAGTCGCAACGACAGAGCCACATCGTCTGTTTTCCGACATTTTCTGCTCGCTGTTCAACCAGAAGACTGCCAAACCTTGAGCCAGAGAGATCAATGAATTTTCCCATATGCTCTAATAATAACAGCAAGATTGCTGAAATAGCAATCTGGTTGAAGGAAGTGTCGCCATGACCATGAAATTCCGGGCTATCCCGCAGCTACCGCAAGGGCTTGATCCGCAGACGCGCGCTGTTCTAGCAGCGCTCAAGGAGAATTTCGAGATTCTGGCTGGCCAGCGCGGCGTGCGTATTGAGCCGTTGCCCGAAACCGCGACTCTGGCAGACGTGATTGCCAAGGTGAATGAGCTCATCGGGTAACTATGCGTGCCATCAACCACAAGGACCATGTTGGCTGCGATGAAAGCATGGCACTGTTGCCCAATGCTTGTGATCAACGAGAAATTCCGCATCGGTGATTGGGTGGCCGCCCAGGTTGAGCAAGGTGTTCAATGGGGCGGCGGATTCTACGCGATGGGGGTTGAAGCAGGCGGTGAGATTGTTGCTGGCGTCGTGTTCGACAACTTCAACGGCGTGAATGCGACGTGCCATATCGCGATTGCCAAACCGGTGCGCGAAATTGTTGATCTGTTTCGGGCGGTGTGCGACTACGCATTCCGCCAGTGCGGACTGAAGAGGCTTACCGGCCTTGTTCCGGTGAGCAAGCCCAAGGTGATCGCTTTCGACAAGCACCTTGGGTTCGAAGAAGAGTTTGTCATGCGGTCGGCTGCCGACGACGGCGGCGATCTGCAAGTCTTGGTTATGTGGCCGGACCGGTGCCGGTGGCTAGGAGATAGGTAATGGACTGGTCAAGAGTTCGTGAGGCGATGCGCGGCGGGGCTGCTGACCCGTTCGTTGCGGCGCGCTACTACAAGAAGGATTCCGCGGCGCCGGATTACACGCCGATGGCGAACGCATCGGCAGAAGCTGCGCAGATCGGCGCTCAGCTTGGCCGCGAACAGATGGCCCAGGGGCAGGCGCAATTCGAGCGAGAAATGGCGGTCGCGCAGCCCGTCATTGACGCCCAGCTTGGCCTGATGAATCAGCAGAAGGCGCAGGGCGACGACTACTTCAACTACATGGTTTCGCGTCAGCGCCCGGTCGAGGACGCGCTAAATCAGGAATCGATGACCAATCCAACGGCGGAGCAGGACGCGGCCGATCGAGCCTTGATCACCGGTGGCGATACTGGCGTCTATGAGGCGCGCAAGCAGGACATCGAGGACAGCGTAGGGCGTGCCGTTGCCGATACGCGCGGTGGTCAGTCGGCCAATACATCCATGCTCATGCGCGAAGGAATCCGCCTTGGTTGGTCGCCGGAAAAGATCGCGCAGATTGCCGCGGCGCAGGGCGTTTCCCAGGCGAGTGCTGTTGCCTCGGCTGCCAATGCGACCCGTGGGGAAGGTATCGACAAGGCGCGTGGTCTGCTGGCCCAAAACTACGGTATGCGCAAGCAGGACGAGGCGACCAGCTGGGCGAAGAAGATGGACGTTGCCGGCCTGTATCGCGGCTTGACCGGTGCATCGCAGGGCGCTTATAGCCTGGCGACCAATGCCGGAAACTCTGCTGTCGGAAATGCAATGCAGCCTGGTAATCAGATCCTTGGCAACCAGTCCAGCGCGAACAACACGACGATGAGTGGGCAGCAGATGGCGATCAGTGGCCTGGGTAGCATTCTGAATTCGCAGACCAGCGTCTACAACGCCAAGAACCAGAACAGCGGCAATGCGCTTGGCACCGTTCTTGGCGTGGCCGGCTCGCTCTTCGCATCCGATCGCAGGATGAAGGAAAACATTATCCGGATTGGCGAGTACCCGAACGGCTTGCCGAAGTACGAATTCAACTATATCGGCATCCCGCAGCGCTACATCGGCGTGATGGCTCAAGACGTGATTGACGAATTCCCTGAAGCCGTGGTCAGGATCGACGGCGACATGATGGCAGTTCGATACGACAAGCTGGGGATCAGCATGGAAAAGGTGGTGTGACATGTCTATTGGCGGTTTTGCTGCTGGTTTTCTTTCCGGGGCTACTGTTGGTCGCAACTGGCGAGAAATGTATGAACAAGGGCAACTGAAAAAGGCACTTGCCGAAGCTGCTGGCAAGGCACCGACCATTACCGAGCAGGCGAGCGGTGAAGAGGCGCAGAAGAACCTGGAGGCGAATTTCGTTCCCCAGGAAGGCGGTCCGCAAACTGCAGCGGAGTACCTGCAGCAGAACCCGGCGATAGCGGAAGCGATTCAGACGCAAAAGGCCGGTTTCAACGTGGGCGACAAGACCTTCGATAGCCGTTCTGGTGCCGAGTCCGCCGCGCAACGCGCGAAGATGGATGGTATTGCCAATGCCTATGAGCAGGCAGGCATGCCAGAGCAGGGGGCGCGCATGCGCCTGACCGGGATGCAACTCAAGAATGCCGAACGCCAGGACAAGCGTGAGGACCGTGCCGATTCCGAGCAGGCCGCGCAGGATGCGTACATGCAGCGCTGGCGTGGCATCTTCGATGCGGCGAAGGCTGACCCGGTGGGAACGCTGAAGAAGTACCTGCCGCAGTACAATGACGCGACGGATGGCCCATTCGGTGATGGACATACCATCAAGATCGAGGGCGATTATGGCGTCAAGTACGACAAGAACGGCAAGAAGGTTGGCAGCCTGCCGCTGACGCCGCAGAACATCCAGGGTGCGCTGGTCGACGCGATGCGCCTGGAAGGGTCCATGCTCAGCGCCGGCAAGTTCGACGACTACCTGAAGCACTACGACCGGGTGCGCGAGCGGAGCGACGACAAGGAATTCCAGCGTGAGGGCTGGGATCGTCAGGACACGCGGGAAGAAAAGCGTCTGGCGCTCGATCGCCAGCGGCTTGGAATGGAAGGCGCGCGCCTCGGGATTACGCAGTCTACGGCTGCGGAAGAGAAGAAGGCGAAACAACAGGCAGCCGATGCCGGTGTCGCGCTCTACAAAGAGAACAATCCGAATGCCACGGCAGCCCAGCTCGAGGCCGTGCGCACTGGAATCATGAAGGCGGTGCCGGAAATCGACAAATCGGCGCCGGCCGAGGTCAAGTTGGCCAATGCCTACGTCCAGGCCGGGCTGGCGAAGAATCAGGCCGATGGCCTGCGCATGGCAACGCAGAGCAAGGCGGATTCCCCTGAGAAGATCAGAGCGGAGATCTACGGCAAGGCGCTGCAATCGATGGGCACGCCCGATGCGGCCAAGAAGGCAACCGATTCGGCAATGTCCTATCTGTTCCCGCAAGCTGGCGCGCCGGCTGCTGCCGCGTCACAGCTTCCCCCGGTCGATCAGCGCGAGGTCGGCAAAGCCTACGATACGCCGAAGGGCAAGGCCGTGTGGCGCGGCAATGGCTGGGAGCTTGTGAAGTAATTGGCTGCAAGCATGGCAATCTCGGTTCGTCTTTCTGATGGACCGAGCCATGACCAAGCTGCTTACCGACGATGAGATCTTCGGCGCGCCCGCAACGGGCAATCTTCTTTCTGACGAAGACCTGTTCGGCGGCGGCCAGGCCGCACCAACCAAGCCCAGAAGTGTTGCGGATATTGCCCGCGATGTCGGCGTAACGGCGCTCAAGGGCGCCATTGGCCTTCCGCAGTCGGTCGTCGGCATCGCTGACATCCCAGCCGGTGGCCGAGTCGGCAAGGCGCTCGAGGAAGTCGGGTATCGCCCGAACGAAGCGCAGCAAATGCTCGATCAGATGTATTCCGAGCAAACACGCGCCGACAAGAACTACGTTGGCCAGGCTGATGGATTTGTCGATACCCTTGGGCGCGCTATCGAGCGACCATCCACGATTGCCACGGCCGTAGGCGAATCGATTCCATCCATGCTTGGCGGTGCCGGTATCGCCCGCGGGGCAATAAAGCTACTTCCCAAGCTGGCACCGGTGATCGCTGGCGCGATTGGCGAAGGCGCGATCACGGCCGGACAGACCGCCGAGCAGATCCGCGCCGACAACAAGGATGGATTGCTGACGCCAATGCAATCGGCAGCGGCCACTGGTGCCGGTGCCGTGACCGGCGTTCTTGGCTTCGTCGGTGGCAAGCTGGCCCAGCGCTTTGGTATTGGCGACATCGATACCATTCTCGCAAGCCAGACCGGGCAGGCAACGACCAAGGGGTTCGTTCGCCAGATGGTCGAGGCCGGCGTTTCCGAAGGCTTGTTCGAGGAAATGCCGCAGTCTGCCCAAGAACAGATGTGGCAGAACTTCGCTACCGGCAAGCCGCTCATGGATGGCGTTGGCAATCAGGCAGCAATGGGCCTGATCACTGGCGCAGCGATGGGCGCCGGTGGCGGTGGCTACAACGCCGTGCTGAATGCGAAGGGCCAGGCGATCGACAAGCCGGCCGATACGCCTATCGCGGACGCGATGCTTGGGCATGCGAGTATGGCCCCGCCCGCGGCGGCGGCATCCGATGTTCTCGGCGTTCCTGCGGGCCAGCCTGACGACAAGAAGACCGAAGCAGAGCGGGCACTGTACGAACCGAAGAGCCTCACGGCGCTGGATCGTGTGTCAGAGATCGACAAGGAAATCCAGACTGCGGATCCGGCGAAGGCTGTTGAGCTTCAATCAGAGCGCGACAACATCACGCGCACCTGGCCAAAGGCCGTGTCCGGCGCAGAGACTTCGTTTTCCACCGAGGCCGGCGCCCGGGTGGATGCGCAGTACGCGCTCATGGAAGCCGGCGACCTCAACACCAGCCACGACGAAAACCTGCGGGCGAACCCAGCCTATCCGCAAGAACTTCAGCCGCGCCAGCGCGACCGGGCGGCGTCCGAAATGCAGGTATCCAGCATCGTTCAGCGTCTGGATCCAGCGCGCCTTGGAGAATCCGCCGATGCCGCTAACGGTGCGCCGATTGTTGGCGCCGATGGCCTCGTTGAGTCGGGTAACGCGCGCACGATCGCGCTCAAGCGTGTCTATGGTGCGAACGGAGCCAAGGCTGACGCCTACAAGCAGTTCCTGACGGACAACGCCGAGCGATTCGGTATCTCGCCGGAATCCGTGCAGGGAATGAACAACCCCGTGCTGGTGCGCGTGCGCACGACGCCGGTGAATCGCGCCGAGTTTGCCCGCCAGGCGAACGCCTCGACCGTTGCAATGATGAGCCCGTCCGAGCAAGCCAAGTCGGACGCCGCGCGCATCGATGACATGGCCGACCTGATGCCCGACGATTCCGGCGATTTCACGAATGCCGATTCCCGCGGGTTCGTTCGGCGCTTCATGGCCAAGCTGCCGGGCACGGAGCAGGCCGGCATGATCGACGCCAACGGGGCCCTGTCTCAGACCGGATACGCGCGAATCCGCAATGCCGTGCTGGCGAAAGCCTACGGAGATTCCCCGGTCCTCATGCGCATGGTTGAGTCGATGGATGACAACCTGCGCAACGTCAGCAAGGCGCTGATGAAGGTCGCGCCGCAAGTGGCCAAGGCCCGCCAGGGTATTGCCGAGGGCGCGCTGCATGACGCTGATGTGACGCCGGACCTGATGGCGGCCGTCACCGAACTATCGCGCCTCAAGGATGAGGGTAAATCCGTCAAGGATGCGCTGGCGCAGCAAGGCATGTTCGGTGGTTATTCCGAGGAAACCCGGCAGATCCTTTCCTTCCTGGACGAGAACATCCGGCGCCCGCGTCAGATGGCCGAGTTCGTACAGCGTTATTTCGAGGCGCTGGAAGCGGCCGGCAACCCGAACCAGGGTTCTCTGCTGGGCGATAACGCCGCCCCTGGCAAGCAAGACCTTTTGAACGTGGCAAGGAGAATCAACGATGTTGCCGAAGACACCCAGCGGGCAGACGCTGGACAAGACAAAGGCGCTGGCCAAGCGACTGGAAACCAATCCGCAGATGCGCAACGCAATGCTGGCAGCGCTCAAAGCCATGAAGCAGCCGGGTCTGAGTGGGTAGATTTCCCGCCTGACTCCGGAACGCTTGGCATCCCGCGCGCAGAAATGCCGCAGGTCAAGGGAGAACACCGGGGCGCGCTGGTGAATTTCCTGAAAGGGCGCGGTATTGAAGGCGAGAAGTCAGATGTTCCAGCGCTCGACCTCAAGCCGACGCAACAGGAGTTTTCTCTGAAGAAGGCGGCACGCTGGCGCGATGTTGCTCCCGGTACCGATCGTTCGGTTCTGACCTCTTCCGATGGCTACATCCTGGACGGGCATCACCAGTGGGTTGCGGCGCTTGCCAGCAATGAGCCGATCCAGCAAATCCGATTCAACGCGCCGATCCGCGAACTCTTGGACGCGGTATTCGAGTTCCCGAGCGTGAAGCGATCCGAAGGCGCCCAGGTGATCGACTTCCGCGCTATTGCACGCCAGGACTTCAAGGATGCGCTTGCTGATCTCGCGCAGATCATGTCCAAGCACACCCGGGCGGCGATGGTTCCAGAGAACACGCCGGACCTCATGCCGACGCTGGTGCGCCTGTTTGACGCGGGCCTGCGCGAAGTCGGTTATTCGCTGAAGGATCTAGTTGCCTACGTGAAGAAGGCGCTGCGCGCCGACCCGGCGTTAAAGAAGGACTGGAACAAGATTTCAGATGCCACGCTGCGCAAGGCAGCGCAGCAGGCGATTGACGAATTCGTTCCTGATGAACAGCGTCAGCGCGGACTATTTGACCAGCCGGCAGCCAAGGAAGTGAAGCGCGGCGAGTCTCTCGAGCTTTTCAACCAACCTCAAGGAGCCAAAGATGGGCAAGGGCAAAAAGCCGAAGTGCTAAGTGAAAAGCCGGCCGTCGCGATGATCGATGGCCGGCCGTTTGATCGGTCAAAAGATAATTGGCATTGGCCAAAACCCGATTCGTTCATGCCGGTCGATTCCGTAAGTCGGGCCAAACGGTTGGTTGCAGAGTTTTCCAAAGAGGCGGTTGATCCAGAGATAAGCAAGTCAGACCGCGAGGCAGCAGCGGCATTGCTCAAGCCGCTATTGGATAAAGCCAATAAGGTATCGGTTCAATACAACCAGGCCATCATTGATATAGCCAAGTCTCTTGGTATGCCGTTCATGATCGGACCAGTCAAGGATTTGGACAGGTCAATCATCAAACTGGCGACAGATACCGATAGAAACCAAGACGGAAGCATGGACGTAGGACAAATGCGCGACATCCTGCGTTCTACGATAGTGGTCAATCAGTACGCCGATGCACAGCGTGTTGTCGATGAAATCTACAAGCGATTCACCGTCGAGAAAGGCCGCATCAAGAACAGGACCGATGCGACTATTTCAGCACCAGACCTGAAAGGAAAGACAGGATTCTTGCCTTCTGGCTATGGGGATGTGTTGATCAATGTGGAAATCGGCGGGGTTAAGGCCGAAATACAGATCAACATTCCGGAAATGATCTCTGCGAAGATGGAAGAGGGTCACAAGCTCTATGAGATTGAGCGTGACGCGCAGAAAGGATCAGATCTTGAAGGCCGCGTGATTGCGGCCCAGGCTGAGTATTACTCGCTTGCCTCAGAGGCCAACGATTTAGATTCGGCCAAGAACGATTTTTCGTCAATCATGTCGCCGCGCGTCGGAAGGCAGGGCGCAGGTATTAGCGAAGATCCATCTTTTGACAGGCCAAAGACAGAGCCATCGGGGAATTTCACCCTTGGCGAATCGCCGTCGCTATTGACCGCGAACTTGCAGCCGGCCGGAAATTTATCTGGAACTTTCATTTCATCAACCTCCACCGATAGTGTATCAGAACATGGGGTTGCGTCCTATACTAAGGGCGAGAAGAACGCAAGCGGAGTTGCAAATGACCAACACGGAAAGCCTGGTGACGGCGGCACTCAAGGAGAAGGCGCCGGCACTGCATCGGGATCTGGCGAAGTCGGACAACGACCTGTCGGCACTAATGGCGGCGAAGAAGTTGGAAAGCAAGCCGAGCCGGTAGCGCAGCAAGCGACTGCCCCCGTAGAGCGCAAGGTAACGACTGAGGATGCTCGTGGGCAACAGGATGTTTCCGCGCAACCTAAACAAGACAATCCTGTTCAATCAAATGCGAAATCAGACGCTTCTCTTGCGCGCACAAAAGACCGCAACGAAGTAAGGTTTGAGACTCCGTATGTTGGAATTGGTGGAAACTACTCTCTTGTTGGCTATGTGTGGCCGAACAAAAAAGAAGAGTACATAGACCGCCGTGGCGAAGATCGCGTTCGCACCGTGTCTGATTGGGAGGCGGCTGTTGAGAACCTTGAAACTGGCCGGCAGATTGTTCATCAATTCGCAGTTAAGAAATCCGACGGAACAGAGCAAGATGTAAGCGCGGAAACCGCTGCGAAGTTGCTTGGCGTTTCAGAATCTACCGTTCGCAATAATGCAAAGAAGCAACTTGAGAAAGCGATTGCAAAAGAGAAGTCGCGCATTCTCGAAATAAAAGAAGCCGACGATCTTGATGCGATTGACGCTCAAGATTCTCCCGCAATGGCAGTTTCAAAGCGTGCAATGACTTACTCTAATAACTCGCCAATGATAGAACGCATGGCGAAGAGTGGTGAGTCATGGGCGACTATTGATAACCGAATTGAACGCGAAAGCGCAGGCCGAGAGAAGTATCGCTTCCTGACAAAAGATGGGAAATTTGTATGGTCACACTCTTTTGTAAAAGAAGGAGATGAGGAATACAAGCGCGGATGGAGAAACGCAGAATTTAGTGCCAGAGAAATATGGCCCGCGCAACCCGTCAAAGCAACCACAGAAGCCAAAGCCGTTGAGCCTGCTGCGCAATCAGCAGAGCAAAAAATTCGCGCCGCCTTTGATGCGCTGCCATCTGTCTCGCTTGGAGTTGCCTATCCAATCACCGTAGAGCATAACGGCGTCAAACGTGAGTTCATGGTTCGCCAGGATGCGCTCGGCAGGGGCAAGATTCCGGCGCTGCACGTTGTTGCAATCCATCAAGGAAGAATGATTGCATCTGATAAAAAATCATGGATCGCGCAGAGCTACAAACTCAACTGGAAGAATGAGCTAACCGAAGAAGGCTTGCCGAAGAAGATTTCTGACCAAGAGGCAGATGAATTCAAGGCAAACTTTAAGGGAAAGCCTGCTGCGGTCGACGCCAAGCCGAAGGCCGTTGAGCCTGCACAAGATGGGGATTGGCTAGGCGCACTGTTCAACCAAGGAACAGGCTCGACCGAAGAAGATACAAAGGCAGTAGCGCAAGCG